TTAACTTCGTCAGATACTCCTCCACCAACGTCATCTCCATAAAGGGATAGTTTGACGTGGTCGAAGAATCTTCTGGTTGCATTAGAGGGATCATGTCGAAAAGCGTAAACAAACATTACTAAATTCCGTAATCCATTATTTCTAGCGGTTGCCCACATTCCCGATCCCTGATAACCAGGAACAAGGAAAAGGACACCGTTAAGCACCAAAAATGTAAAACAATTATCAGTAAAAAGACCAAGACATTGTGTAATAGCTTGATCATTAAATCCAAAGTGAACTAAAACCTTATAGATTATGGAACAAACCTGCCAAATAACATCAAAAACCGCTCTAGTATCAAAAGATTCCCAATCACCATCAATTCTATTAGGGAAATGAGTCAATCTCTCGTATAACAAGTGAGCCTCACGATGCATATCAACGCCAACTTCCGACATAAAAATATCGCCGAAGTTCATCATAACGGTATAGAAATCTCCAAGTAACATCTTATAGTGAAGAATACTAGTGATTGATGCTACACAAAATGGCCTAGTCTTAGCAGCTTCTATCTTAGCTAATGTTCGTGGTTCATCTTTGAGGGCAACTTTATAAATATACCCTACACTCTCCATAGATCTATAGCGATCGATATTGAAAACTAAATCTTCCTGAACTAACTCAGTGGGTTCTCTCACCACTGAACAATCATCATCATCTAATACGATCATATGATCTCCCTTAGTACCAGCATATCCGTAACCAGCTGAAGTTGTAGGGTTAATCTTACGAACATAAGCATTATCTTTGTTACCATTTACTACATCGCGAACAGTCCACGGGTTTAGCTTCGTGACACCACGCTTACCTAACTCGGATATAATATATTCCGAAATTTCTTCAACTACTTGATTCATAACACTTCTTTCTAAACACCTAGTATTACCTAGGCTCTTTACGAAAGTGTTATAGGGCGATTTATAAACCCCGTTGATCTTTTTGGGATACATAAGTGCCGGTCCGTAAGTATCCTTAGGGATATAATGATAAAGTTTGCTAAGAATAGAATGAAGGTCAGGATCTTTCCCAAACTCAGTGAGAACGACCTTACTCTTTTTAGGCAAATGAACACTTTTACCATCATGACCGTATATAGTGACGCAAGGAACATGTTCGAAGAAAAAAGGAGTTTTAGG